ACTATTACTGTTAGCACCGCCTAAACTTTCTAGCGGCTCGTTATAAATTGCGTGCATAGTTGCCCACGCTATATCTGCGTGTGAAATTTCATCATTGCGATCAGCAATATATGTAACAAATCGTTGGCTGGCTGTTAATGTCTTACGAATAGCCATAAATGATTGAGCCAGATCCGTCCATCCGGCATCGAATTCTAAGCGTTGACGTCTGATCACGTCCTGCATTTTTAAGATTAATCTTTGTTTAATTTCAATCGAATATTTGAATGCTACCGCCGCTGGGTAAAATTGCGTAACTAACTGATAAACGCCCTCACCTAGCCCGGTGGCATCTATACCAATGTAGGTAACATTATAGCGCTCTGTCATTTTGCGAATTGCTTCGGCTTGTGCTGCAAAATCCATCCCCGCCCATTGGTGTTTTTCTATTACTCGGAATTTACCACCCTCAACCAATGGCGGTGAAACAACAACGCACCCAGCACTATCACCAGTGTGTGATGGATCGTAACCAATCCATACAGGGCGCTCACCGAGTGGCCTCAACGCAAAAGGTTTATAATCGGTCCATATATCCCACGAGTCAACCATGCAGGGTTGTAGACTTGATAGGGGGAAAACTGAGGCTGAATCATCAATAAATTGGCATAAAAAAAGGTTTGAAAATTCATCGGGACTATATTCCATTCTTAGTTGATTTATATCAAATAAATCAAACCCTAGTCGTTCTGCATCTTCAATTGTAACGATTTGGCGCCATTGACCGTCAGCGCAAACCGAACCATTTTTAAGCGCTTTATGAGATACATCAATGCTAATTTGATCTTCTTTTCGCCGCCCTTTATTAAATAACTGTCCAGTCCAAAACTTGTATGCTTCNTGAGTAATGCTTGATGGTGTAGATAAATATGTTTGCCGCCATCTTTTTTGGCTAGCCATCGCCGATACGACTTTTCTAAACTCTAAGAAACGACCGATCCAAAAATACTCATCGAGATAAACATTCCCATGATAACTTTGCGCGGTTTTCGAATTTGTTCCTAAAAATCTAATTCTAGCGTCATTGTGAGGAAAATGAATTACATCACCTTTTAAATCCATGTCGATGCCGTGAAAAAAATCAACAATATATTGGCGAGACTGGAACGCTTGAGCTTTTGACGCAGATAAATATATTTGATCTCTCCCTGTGTTAACCGCATCAATCGCCCCTTCATGAGAGAAATACATAGTGGCACCGATTTGTCTCGATTTATTTATATTCCTTATTCGATTAATACCAGCTCTATACCAGATTCTCTGATGTTCATATAAACCCTCATTAAATAACTCGTTAAGTTTCTCTATCTGCGCATCAGTTAACAAATTGGTTTTAGGTTTTTGTTTAGGTGCTGAATTACGATTAGCTATGTTGGGATTGAGATCGGTTTCGTTGCCTCCATTTTTGTACTTTTCTATTCGTGCTGTACGCTCTAACTGTCTACTGAGCAGATCGATCTCTTTAAAGTCTTTGCCCTCTTTATTCGGTTTTATTACCAAATGAATCAGTTGGGCTTCAAGTACGCCGTTAACTCGTTCTAAAGGTGTTGAATCATCCCACCTGTCGCGTCTTTTCCAGCTATAAATTGTGTTTACATTTTCGTCCAAAAGTTCGGCAATCCGAGCGATACGATACCCAGCCCAATATAGTGATCTGGCTGATTTTCTCGGTTCTGTATTATCACTGATTAAATGATCTAATAATTTAACGTTTTGCATGCGCCCTCCCATCCTGTCAATTTACCGTTCGGGCTCAATTTTTTATGCATGCGTAAATTGTGGTTTTAATTTTCACAATTCGGGGGGGTTGTTCTCTTTTCGTTGTCAATCCAACATAAGCGAAACGATCAGCATATGCTAAGGATTACGACAATGACATTAGAAGTTAATAAATCAAAAAAATACAAATCGAAATGGTTTCGTATCGCTGTTGAAGGCGCAACGACAGACGGACGCAAGATACCAAGAGAATGGATCTCACAAATGGCTCAGAATTATAATCGTGACGTTTATGGTGCGCGTGTTAATTTAGAGCATATCAAAGGCTATTCGCCTGACAGTCAGTTTAAGCGCTATGGCGACGTGTTAGCATTAAAGGCGGAAGAAATAAAAACGGGGCCGCTGGCTGGAAAACTCGCATTATTTGCACAAATTGAGCCCACTGATGAATTAATTCAACTCAATAAAACGCGTCAAAAAGTTTATTCATCTATAGAGGTTAATCCGAAATTTGCTGATACGGATGCTGCCTATCTTGTCGGCTTAGCTGTAACCGACGATCCGGCAAGTTTAGGTACCGAATTTTTAGAGTTTAGTGCAACCGCAAACATTAATCCATTGGCCAGCCGAAAGCTTTCACCAAATAATTTATTTACAGCAGCAGAAGAAACATTGATCGAATTTGAAGATGACATAATTGCAGATAAATCTTTTAGTTCAATATTGGAACGTATCACGAATTTATTTAAAAATAAATCTGCCATTGACTCAACAAAATTTAATCAGCTAGCCGAGATTATTGAACAATTCGCAGCATCAACAGTAGGTCGAGTAACTCAACTTGAAAATCAAGTTAATTCATTAAAAACAGAATTTACTTCAGTAAAAAAACAAAATGATGAATTAATTGAATTATTAAGTGAAATACCTGATTCGCCACATCGTCCTGTTTCATCCGGTGGTCCGACCAGTATAGAAACTGACTGCTAAAAATCGGTAAATCAAACAATCAATAAAAAATTAACAGAATTAGGACACCCATAATGAGAAATGAAACCCGAAAGTTATTTAATGGATTTAAACGCCGCGTTGCTCTGCTTAATGGCATTGATGATTCCAGTGAAAGTTTTGCTGTCAATCCAGAGGTAACCCAAACATTAGAAAAACGCACCCAACAATCATCTGAATTCCTAAGTAAAATTAACTTTGAATTTGTTGACGCCCAAGAAGGTGAAAAAGTTGGCGTTGGAGTGACAGGCGCAACGGCTAGCACAACTGATACCACTGCACAAGACCGTGAAGCTGTAGATATCTCAGATCTAAATCAATTCCGTTACCGTTGTGAACAAACCAACTACGACACATCAATCCGTTATTCTAAATTGGATGCATGGCGCCACAAAAAGAACTTTCAAACCCTTTTGCGTGATGCCTTAATTAAACAAAAAGCATTAGCTCGTATTATGGTTGGATTTAATGGTACCCATCGCTCACCAACTTCTAATAAAACTACATACCCTTTACTACAAGATGTAAATAAAGGCTGGTTACAACATTACCGAGAAGATGCACCTGAAAGAGTAATGAACGAAGGTGCAGTAACACCGGGTAAAATTATTATTGCCAGCAACGGTGGTGACTATAAAAACCTTGACGCATTAGTCTATGATGCCGTTGAAAACTTAATTGATCCAGTTTATTCAGAAAGCACTGAGTTAGTTGTTATTTGTGGTCGCGGTTTACTTCATGATAAATACTTCCCGATTGCTAACGAAGCAGATAAAAACACCGAAAAAGTAGCGGGTCAAATATTACTTGCTAAAAAATCAATTGGTGAATTACCGGCATACCGAGTGCCCTATTTCCCTAAGGGATCAATGCTAATTACATCTTTTAGTAATTTAGCTATTTATATTCAAAATGAAACAGCCCGCCGTCAAATTATTGACAACCCTAAACGTGATCGTATTGAAGACTACCAATCTGCCAATGAGGCCTTTGTTGTAGAACTTTATGATGCCGGCTGTTTAATTGAAAATATTGAAGTCAGATAAGGGGGGGTAGATGATATCACCAGCACAAAAGTTTTTACAAAAACATTACGCTAAAAAGGAGCGTAATACAGAAAACCTGCGAGCAGTCAATGCTTACGAAATGATGCTAGCCAAGCTAAATAACGATCGTATTCGATTAAAGAAATTACAATCGACAGAAGCAAAAATTGAACTTAAAAAGCAACTTATTCCCGAATATATGGACTGGATTAACGGCGTTCTTGAGTCTGATAATGCTCAACAAGACGATGTATTTATGCGCCTAATGGTATGGATGATTGACACTAAACAATTTCAGCTAGCCTACCCGCTCGCTAAACATGCATTAAAACATAATTGGGTTACACCCGATGAGTACCAACGCCAAACCGCCACACTAATTACCGAAGAGTTAGCTAATACAACGCTCGCACAAATTAGTAATAAGCAAACGGTTGATACTGATATGTTACTAAAGTTTGCCGAATTAGTGGCTAATAAAGATATGTTTGATCAGGTCAGAGCAAAACTCAATAAAGCTATAGGCTATGCGTTAAAAGATACACAGCCAGATCAAGCTTTAGGTTATTTAAAGCGAGCACTTGAACTTGACGAAAGTTCAGGCGTGAAAACAGTTATTAAAGAATTAGAAAAGGCCTTAAACA